ATAAGTTTTTAAATTTTCTAGATGCAGATGATTCAATTGATTCAAGTAAGTTAGAAAAATTAAAACCAACTACATTGAAAGAAGATGTTAATTTACCAATCAATATAGGTGATACAGTAATGATGGGTAGATTTAAAAATAAAAAAGTAGTTGTAAAAACTATCAATTGGAATGAAAAAGGTGATTTATTAATTAACGGAAGATCGGCTATGAAAATGAGGATTGTACCACAAGGACAAGAATTAACAAAAGAATGGTGGTCAAATGAATTTAAACAGTTAATAACAGAGGCAAAGGCAAATACACATTTAACACATTTAGAAGAATTAATACTAACTCAAGGTAAGGATGGATATAAAACAGCTAAATCATTCTTAATAGAGTTATTGAAAAATTTAGCAGGTAATTCAGATACAAAAATAAATACGTCAGTTAAATGGGACGGCGCCCCTGCAGTGTTCGCCGGCATCAATCCGGACAATGGAAAATTCTTTGTAGGAACAAAGTCCGTCTTTAATAAAGATCCTAAGATTAACTATACAATGGATGATATAGAAATGAATCACGGACAGGCACCAGGCTTAGCTGTTAAGTTAAGATTTGCATTAAAATATTTGCCAACATTGGGTATAAAAAATATTTTGCAAGGCGATTTTATGTTTGATAATTCTATGGTCAAATCAACAACTATAGATGGTAAGCCTCATTTGCAATTCCGTCCAAATACAATTACATATGCTGTAGAATCTGATTCTAATATAGGACGAGAAGTTGCAGCTGCAAAAATAGGAATAGTATTCCATACAACATATCAATCATTATCTTCAGGAGCATCATTTGGTGCAGATGTAAGTGGATTGAAAAAAAATCCTAATGTATGGTTTGATGATGCATTCTTTAAAGATACAACAGGTGTAGTAAAACTAACATTATCAGAAGTAAAAGAAGTTCAATCTTTAATTAAAAAAGCAGATTCTATAAAAATTAATTATGACAATCTTCCTGGTTCATTGTTAAACATATATCTTAATCAAGAAATAAAATCCGGCCAATTTGTAAACAATCCGGCAGTATCATTTAAATCATTTCAAAAATGGTATGAGGTAAGAGTTGATAAAAAAATTGCAAAATTAAAATCAGATCGCGGAATAGAAAAGGCAACTTTAGCTAAACAAGAACAAATGACTCAATTCAATGATCGTAAACAAGACATACTTAATCTATTTATAGTATCTAAATTGTTATCAGATGCCAAACTTATATTTGTAATGAAATATAATAATGCTATTTATAATACAAAACATTTTGTAGACGATGGCAAAGGAGGCTTGAGAGTAACAGCTCCAGAAGGATATGTAGCAGTAGATAGAATTGGTAATGGCGTTAAATTTGTAGATAGAGTAGAATTTAGTAGAGCAAATTTTGCCATGGATAAAGGTTTTACTAAATAATTAAAGATATGCCAATAAGTAGCATATTTATATAAAATGTTAAAATAAACAGGGACAAATTATGAAAGAAGACATATTAAGAGAAATGATTAGAAAACAAATTAAATCATCTCTAAATGAAGCACCGATAGCTAGATCAGCTGTTTCTACAAAATTAAGCTCAGTCGAAAAAATGGCCGGCGTCAAAATGTTAAAAAAGGCTTTAGGACAAGGTGGTCCTCAACAACAAGCAGCTGGATTACTTGCTGTAGTAAAAGCTATATCAGGTAATAATTCTGCAACCGGTAAAATGTTAGCTAGAATGTTAATGAAGTCAGGTATTGCAGCTCCAGAACCAGCACCAGTAGAAGAAGGACTACTCGATTTCTTAAAGAAAAAGGAAAAGGAAGCTCCAAAAAATAAAGAAGGTGGTAATGAGCCTATAGGAGTTGATTATGATGGTAATTACATTTATGAGTCTGCCAACTTTGCTGTAACAGAACGTGGGATGAGTGCTGGATTAACATCTAGAATGGGCAGAGTTGATAAGACTCAAGCAATGGTTGCAATGAAAAAGGCATTATCTACGAAGCCAGCAACACAACAAGTTGATTTTGTTATTGCAATGGTAAATGACCTAGGACTAAAAGATTCTGCAAAGAAAAGATTATTATTAAAGCTCCGTAAAGGGTTATCATAATATGAGTAATAAGTTACAAAATGTAAAAGCTGTCAAGCAAATGCTTGCCGGCAATCACCGTACTCAAACTAAAAAATCTATATATACTGGAAATACAAAGAAGAATATACCAGACCAAGATATTTTAGAAAAAGATGATAATGGAAATCCTAAGATTTGGATTGAAACGGATGATAATGGTTATAGATCACGTGTTACACAACATGTAGGTTTTAAGTCACGAGAGCCAGAAAATAGCATATTAAAGAATATTCAAACTATTCTTAAAGTACCGGATACATGTCCCAAATGTGGTACTAATATGCGTGCAAAGGAAATGAAATTAAATTTCAAATTCTGGTTTAAACGTAAACAATGTTTTTCATGCGTAATGTCTGAAGAAACTGCAATTAAACTTAAAGGTACAGATGCGTGGAAAGATTATGAACGTAATATTATTTTACAGAATTCAGAGTCATGGTTCTTAGATGCAGATAAAGAAGTTGAAATATTAAAGACTCAAATAAAAGAAACATCATGGGAAAATGCCGATGGTGAAAGAAATGAAGTTGATATTTCATCATTTGTTGAAAAAATGGAAAATGATTATTTAGAATTAAAGTCCAATATTAAAAAATCATTACAAGAATAAAAACGGAGAAAAGTTATGAATATATTAGGGAAGATATTTAGTAGTGGCGCAACAGAACTAGTAAAGGGTGTTGGTGGAGTATTAGATAACCTTACAACATCAAAAGAAGAAAAGTTAGAAGCAGAAAGAAAAATCAAAGCTTTAATAGCAGACCATGAAGCTAAGATGGAACAAAACATTACAGATAGATGGTCAGCTGATATGAATAGTGATTCATGGTTAAGTAAAAATGTAAGACCAATGGTTTTGATATTTTTAGTTGTATGTACAGTATTAATGATTTTTATCGATGCCGGCGCTGTTTCATTTAATGTAGAAGAAAAATGGACAGACTTATTACAACTAGTTCTGATTACAGTAATTGGTGCTTACTTTGGTGGCCGATCATTAGAAAAACGTAAGAAATAAAGCTACTCTTTTATTTGCCTATCTGCAAATAATTTCTTATATTAAGGTATAATATGGCGGTAAAGAAGACAATTAAGGAAATAATACGTGATGAATATAAACGGTGTTCACAAGACCCTATTCATTTCATGCGTAAATATTGTATTATTCAACATCCTACTAAAGGTAAGATGTATTTTAATCTATATCCATTCCAAGAAGATACATTAACAGAGTTTAAAAACAATCGATATAACATTGTTCTTAAATCTAGACAGTTAGGTATATCAACATTATCAGCTGGGTATTCATTATGGAAGATGATATTCCAATCAGATTATAATGTTCTAGTAATTGCAACAAAACAAGATGTTGCAAAAAACTTAGTAACAAAGGTAAGGGTAATGCATGATAACTTGCCTAGTTGGCTGAAGGGTAAAACAATGGAAGATAATAAACTTTCATTAAGATTTAAAAACGGTTCACAAATTAAAGCAATATCATCAAAAGGGGATGCAGGTAGATCAGAGGCATTATCATTATTAGTAATTGATGAAGCAGCATTTGTTGATAGGATTGATGAGATATGGACAGCGGCTCAACAAACATTAGCAACAGGTGGTGGAGCTATTATGTTATCAACACCAAATGGTACTGGTAACTTATTTCATAAAACATGGACACAAGCAGAGGCAGGAGGACAATTCCATCCAATTAAATTACATTGGACACTACACCCAGAACGTGATCAAGCATGGAGAGACTTGCAAACAGAGTTGTTAGGTGAAAAGAGTGCAGCACAAGAGTGTGATTGTGATTTTATAAGTTCTGGACATACCGTAGTAGATGGTCCTATCATTCAATGGTATGAACAGACATATGTTGATAAGCCAAAAGAAAAACGAGGATTTGATTCAAATTATTGGATCTGGGAATATCCAAACTATAGTGCATCATATGTAGTTGTAGCAGATGTCGCTAGAGGAGATGGAGGAGATTATTCTGCATTTCATGTATTAGATATAAAGACCATGCAACAAGTTGCTGAATATAAAGGTAAGATAGGAACTACCGAATATGGCAATATGTTAATATCGGTCGCGACAGAATGGAATAATGCTTTACTAGTAATTGAAAATGCAAATATAGGTTGGGCAGTAATTCAAGTTGCTATTGATAAAGGATATGAAAATTTATATTATTCTTATAAACAAGATGCATATGTAGATGAAGATGTTCATTTAAGAAAGGGATATGATCTTAAGAATAAAATGCAGAAAGTCCCTGGATTTTCTACAACATCAAAAACAAGGCCTTTAATAATTTCTAAATTAGAAACGTATTTTAGAGAAAAGTCGCCAATTATAAAGTCACAACGATTGGTAGATGAATTATATGTCTTTATTTGGAACGGCTCAAGAGCAGAAGCACAGAGAGGATATAACGATGATTTAGTAATGGCATTTGGTATTGCGTTATGGGTACGGGACACGGCGTTACGATTACATCAACAGGGAGTTGATTTATCCAGAAAGGCATTAGGCGGTTTTGGTAAATCATCTGCCGGAGTATATACAACAAATACAGAAAAGCCAAAAGAATGGCAATGGAACACCGGTGATGATGAGAATGAAGATCTAACCTGGTTATTAGAGTAACATAGATATTTATATAAAATTGGAAAATTATGGCAGACAAATCATTAAGGGCACGATTAGGTAGACTATTTGCAACAAATGTTGTAGTTCGTAGAATTGCGAAAAACAGATTAAAAGCAGTAGACACTAATAGATTGCAATCCTCAGGAAATTTATCAAATAAAAAATATGTTGATAGGTTCTCCGGAGTGCATAGAGGTATGCCAGGATATGGTACATTTAATCAAAGTCAAACATTTCATACATCAAAGATAGAATTGTTTTCAGATTATGAAGGAATGGACCAAGACCCTATACTATCATCAGCATTAGACATTTATGCAGATGAGTCTACAGTAAAAGATGCTGATGGAGATACTTTAACTATAACATCGCCAAATGATGAGATTAGGAAAGTGTTAAGAAATTTATTTTATGATATACTTAATATAGATTATAATTTATGGCCATGGATTAGAAATGCATGTAAATACGGAGATTTTTATTTACATTTAGATTTAGAAGAAGAAATTGGTATTGTAAATGTAACTCCTATATCAGCATATGAAATAAGACGTGATGAAGGATTTGACCCAGAGAATCCATATGCACATAAATTTGTAATAGAAAATACACATGGTGGAGGAAATAACCAATGGGCAGGCGGCGGCGGATCACAAGCATCGATGACTGAATTTCAACCATTTGAAATAGCACATTTTAGATTATTATCTGATACAAACTTTTTACCGTATGGTAAGTCAATGATTGAAGGAGCACGTAAGATATATAAACAATTAACTCTTATGGAAGATGCAATGTTGATACATCGTATTATGAGAGCACCGGAAAGAAGAATATTTAAAATTGACGTTGGTAATATTCCACCAGCAGAAGTAGATAACCATATACAGAGTATCATTAATAAAATGAAGAAGGTTCCGTATATTGATGAGAAGACCGGAGATTATAATCTTAAGTTTAATATGCAAAATATGATTGAAGACTTCTTCTTACCAGTAAGAGGAGGAGAGTCGGGAACAGCAATCGAATCATTACCAGGAATGTCTAGTGATGGCCAAATTGAAGATATTGATTACTTAAAAAATAAATTATTTGCAGCACTTAAGATACCAAAAGCATTTTTGGGATATGATGAGGGGATTGATGGTAAAGCTACTTTAGCGGCTGAAGATGTGAGATTTGCTAGAACAATTGAAAGAATACAAAAGATATTTGTTAGTGAATTAACAAAGATTGCAATTGTACATTTATATAGTCAAGGATTTAAGGATGAGGATTTAGTAGGCTTTGAATTAAATCTAACAAATCCATCATTAATATATGAGAAGCAAAAAGTTGAAACATTAAATGAGAAGATAGGATTAGCAACTTCAATGATGGAATCTACTTTATTTTCTCAAAGATGGGTATATGAAAATATATTTGGATTAAGTCAAGATGAATGGGTAGCAGAACAAGATCAAGTTATAGAAGATCTGAAACAGACATTTAGAAAAGAACAAATTAAATCTGAAGGCAATGATCCTAAGAAGACAAACTTATCATTTGGAACACCGCATGATATAGCATCAATGCATACAGCTACCAATGGGGGATTGTTACCTGGACAAGAACAAGAACATGTTGCAGGCCCCGGGAAACCAAAAGGACCTATTAATGGAAAATCACATAATTCTACATTTGGTAGAGACCCATTAGCAGCAAAGGCATTAGGAACAACATTTGCAACAGATAAAAACCCATTGCAACAAAAATATAGAGGTGGGTCACCACTAAGTACAGAAAATGTTGAGATCAATAACTTGATAGATTCGATGAAATCATCAAGAAAATCTTCTAAAGTAATTCAACAAAGTATGTTGAATGAGAAGAAAACAGATGATAATGGCACAATGTTAGATGAGAATCAATTATTAGAAGAATAATCTAATATGGTATTCCGAAACTCTAGCATATTTATTATTAAAATTATGGATATACAGGGCGCACTTTCATGAAACGAATAAAACATTCAAAGGTAAAAAATACCGGACTAGTATTTGAATTACTCGTACGACAAGTTGCATCTGACACGATGAATAATAAAGATTCTAAAGCACTTAGAATTATTAAAAAACATTATAATTCAAAATCAGAGCTTCAAAAAGAATTGAAACTATATCGAACAGTTGCAGAAGAAAAATTTGTATCTGAATCGAAAGCAGAAAAATTCGTCGACGCAGTATTACAAGCACGGGCCGATATTAACGAATCTCAATTGAGACGAGACAAATACAACTTAATTAAAGATCTTAAGGCTAATTATATAGTAGAAGATTTTTTTAAATCAAGGGTTAAGAATTATAAATTACATGCATCAACTTATAAGTTGTTTGAGTATTCTTCTGCAGATGATCCCAAGGAATATATTAATAGTAAATTTACATTGATAGAACATGTACAAACATATCCTAAGAAAAAGGAAAGTGAAATAAGCCTTGTTTCAGAACATAAAGATGTACGTATTTTAGCAAGTAAGTTAGTAGTTGATAAATTCAATGAAAAATATACATCATTAGGTTCTTTACAAAAGAAGATGTTAAAAGAATATATTAATAATGTTACTAATTCAGTAAAATTGAGAAAGTATATTTTAACTGAAACATCAAATCTTAAAGAAAGTATATCATCACTTAAAGAATCAGTTCCGAGCAAAGTGATTAAAATAAAATTAAACGAAGTTTCAAATTTATTATCTGAGTTGAGTAAGAAACATGTTGTAGAGGATAAAGATATTCTTACAATGTTACGTTATTATGAACTAGTTAATGAACTTAAAAAAATAGGGAGTAAATAATGTCGTATTGGAATAATGGAACAGGCTCAAATAGTTTTGAGAATAGTGGTATTTCTGGAAAATATCATAGTAGTACAACTGTAGCAGATGGCCAAACAGATTACACCGGATCTAATTATGGATATGGCGCTGTTATGGTTGTTACCCATGGGAGTGCAGTTTTGCATTTACAAGGAGGAGGATCTATACCAGCAGCTAATTTAGTAGTTAAAGAAATATATGATTTATCAATATCAAAAATTACAGCTGCTTCATCTGCAACTATATATGTAATGAAAAGAAAGGGACTTTAATATGGACTATTTAGATAAATTTAAAGCATATTTGAAACAAGAAGCATTAGATGCAGTCGGTAAAGAAGATGGTGATATAGATAATGATGGTGATCATGATTCATCAGATGAGTATTTAGCAAAAAGAAGAAAGACAGTTTCAAAGGCAGTTGCTAATGAAGAAGAAGAGGAATTGGATGAAATGTCTACAACAGGAGGCGTAGCAGGATTTGAAACTCCTAATGCATTTAGCAAAGATACAGAAGAAGAAGAAACAACTGATGTACATTTTGAGAGTATGTATAAGAAGATAATGAAACAAACATCTGGTATAAATGAAACATCATACCGAGAATATAAAAAAGATCCAACATCTACGCCACAACAGAAAGTTAACAGAGGAATTAATGAAGTTAATAAAATGTTAGGTAATATGGAAAAGATTGTTAATAACAATTTAAGATTAAAGACGGAGATGGGTGTTCAGTCAAATCATTTTTGGAAATCGACAGGAAGTAGGTTTGCTAAAATAAATGAAAGAATGACAAGGATTGCAAATAGATTAAAGGAGCTTTCACAATGATACCAAATAGAACATGGCCACAATTTATTAAAGCTAAGGAAAATAAAGATTTAAGCCTAACAGAACAAAAAAGGAAGTATTCGGATGAACGTAAAAGATATGATAGTCAGAATGCATTTGTTAACTCAGGATTATTTATACAGGGATTGAAAAATGGATAAACAATTATTAGTAGACTATACAGTGTTTGAAGTTTCGCCACAATCAATAAATGAATCATTAGCACAGAATAATGGTAAGTTGGTTGTTAAAGGAGTTCTTCAGAGAGCCGAAGCCAAAAACCAAAATGGTAGGGTATATCCAATGGAAACATTGGTACGTGAAGCAAAAAAATATGCCGGAACATTTATTAAAGAACGTAGAGCACTTGGTGAATTAGATCACCCAGATTCTTCAGTTGTAAACTTAAATAATGTTTCTCATAATGTTTTAGATATGCAATTTGAAGGAAAAGATTTAATCGGAACAGTTGAAGTACTAAGTACACCATCAGGTAATATATTAAAAGAACTTTTCAAATGTGGAATTAAATTAGGTATAAGTTCAAGAGGTATGGGGTCTGTAAAAGAAGTAATGAGAGAGGCTGGAGAGACGTTAGAAGTACAACCAGATTTTGAACTTATAGCATTTGATTTTGTGTCTAACCCATCAACCCATGGAGCTTTCCTTTCTCCAGTAAATGAATCTAAAGGAAGTGTTTCTGTAAATAAATTTGCAGGAGTTGAAAGAATAATAACTGATATAATAACGGAGTTTTAATTATGGCATTAGAAGATTTACAATCACAATATGGACCTTTTAATAAAAAAGGAACCAAAGGTACTGGAGAAGGTGTTGATTCATTAGCATTTGAAGGCGAAGGAAATCTAGGACAAAAAGGTACTAATAGCAAGTATGCTACTATAGAGAAAAATGGCACACCGGAAAAGAAGATGGATGGTAAAGCTAAAGGGAAACAATAATGAAACTAAAAAAATTATTAGAAAGTACCCCGGGATTCCAAAATAGAAAGTTTGGAGACCCATTACCTACATTAAGTAGTGTTCAAAAATCATTCCAATCAAAGCAAGGCATTAAAGAAGAAGATGCAAATGCAACTGGAGAATTTGATTATGACTACTTTATAAAACAAGTAGAAGCACTTCAAGAAACAATAGAAGAATTTGAATACGAATTACTTCAGACGTTAGATGGTTTAGCTGAAGATGATGAAGTATATGGGTTAGTTTCAGATAAGGCAGAACAAGCAGCTAATCAAATAAGAAGATATATCAACGGTGCTGTTAAACAAATAGAAGGCATTGATAATCTTTTACAAAGACACAAAAGATCACAAGACTTAGATCAATAAGGAGACTATAATGAAAAAGTATGAAAACCAAATGATGAAACATATCCTTAACGAGAAGTATCTAGGAGATGATGAAGAAGTAAAAATGACTAAAGAAGATCGTTCTGCATTTTTAGAAGCAGTATCCAATTTTCATAAGTTAGGAGAGATGGTATATTCCAAAGGTGGACTACAAGAGGTCACCAAAACATTGCAAAGCGTGGTAGAACAGGCCGAAAAAGTGACCTTATCAGAAACAGAACATTGGTTTGATAATGTTACAACCTCTAGACATATGAAACAAATGAATGAGGCATTTAAAGTATTTGAAAAGACTTCGGGTGAGATGAATGGACTTCAACAAAGATTAGAATCTGCATATGAAGATATGGGTACTGTTTTAAACCGTTATTATAAGATAGGTGAGTCACTAAAAGATTCAGAGTAATATATTAGGATAATTGAAAAATTCTTTTTATATTAATACATTATAAACATTAATTAATAAGTTATATGAACAAACACGAAAAACGAAAAAAATCTATATTACCTGGAGCAGTAGGTGTTAAAGTTGTTTCTTTTCAAAAGAAAAATAAATTCGGAAAATTAGAAACAATATCTGATATTGCTGGTGCACTTAGAGCATTTAAAAAAGAAGTTAAAGAGTCTGGTAAATTAGATGAATATAAAGAACGTAGATATTATATTCCTAAGTCAGCAAAGAATAGAGAAAAGATGAAAAGGGCTAGATATTTTCAATGGGTATCTGACTTAAATAGAGATTAATCTTAAAATAGATATGTAAATTAGTACCTTTTGGTACTTTTTTACGTTTAAGCCGTTTTTTTCTTAATCTTTAGCATATATATTAATGAAACGATACCGTATTCTAATATACAGTCACTCGACAAATAATCTATGAGTACTTGACGTACTCCAATTGAGGCTCTTAATAGCCTTATTTCCAAATTAAATAAGAGGAGAACAACTATGACAAATTCAAATTTGTTAAAAGAAGCAATTGCAGACGCGAAAGCCGTACGAGAAACTGCACTTGCTAACGCGAAAATCGCATTAGAAGAAGCGTTCACCCCTAGAATTCAATCAATGTTATCTGCTAAATTAGCTGAAGAAGAAGAAATGGATATGGAAGAAGATATGGAGGCACCAGAAATGGATGCTGAAATGGAAGCTCCTGTTGAAGATGAAGCTCCTGTTGCTGAAGAAGGCAGAGGTGACGAAGAAGTATCTGAAGAAGAAATGTCGGCTGAAGAGCCAGCAATGGAAGAAGATATGGAAGAAGAGCCAGTTGCAGAAGAGGAAGATTTAGAATTAGAAGCTATCATCAAAGAATTAGAAGATGAAATGGCAACTGACGATGAAGAAGCTCCTGTAGCCGAAGGTGAAGAAGAAGCTGAAGAAGCTCCTGTAGCCGAAGGTGAAGGTGATGAAGACCTTGACGAAGATGATGACATCAATTTAGATGAAATTATCAACGCATTGAGAGAAGAAGAAGGTGAAGAAGAAGTAACTGAAGAAGCTGCTGAAGAAGAAGATACAAAAGAGCTTGAAGAAGCTTATAACTGTATTAAATTCTTAAGAAGTAAAATTAATGAAGTTAATCTTTTAAATGCAAAATTATTATTCTCAAACAAATTGTTTAGAAATCATTCAATGAATGAAAACCAGAAAATGAAAGTTATTGAAAACTTTGACAGAGCTGCAAACTTGCGCGAAGTTAAATTAGTATTTGCTACATTATCTGAATCATTTAACTTGAATACTTCTAGAACAAGACGATCAATCAAAGAAAGCTATGCTTCAAAGTCCAGCCGCTCAACAGCACCAAAGAAAGAAATTCTTTCTGAAGGTAATGATTTAGCAGCAAGATGGAAGAAGTTAGCTAATCTCTAAAAATTAAAAGGAGAAAAGAAATGAATGTAAATTCACTATTGCCTCATGATGCTCAAGCTAACCAAAATGCTGTATCTATCCAACTTGAAAGAAAGTGGGAAAAGACAGGTTTATTGGAAGGAATAAGCAACGAGGTAGAAAGAAAAGGAATGGCTGTCCTATTAGAAAATCAAGCTAAACAATTAGTATCGGAAGCTTCTAGTACAGGTGGCGGCGCTAATGACGAACAATGGTCAGGTGTTGCTTTACCATTAGTTAGAAGAATCTTTGCAGAAATTGCTGCTAAAGATTTTGTAAGTG